AACCAATGACCAGCAAATTAACCAGAGAGCGCCTGCAGGAAATCGCTGAAGATGGATTCCTGAAGCATGGCGAAAGCAAAGAGTTGGCCCGCATGGCGCTGGCCGCAATGGACAGCGAGTCTGGGTATTTGCCTCTCGACTACCTACAGGGACACAAAGACAGTCTGGAGTGGGCCGCTAGACTGGCAGAAGCAAATCACCCTGACACCGGAGACTGGCTTTACGATGACCCTATCGAGCTGGCAAAAGCCATTCGCAAAGGTCCAGATATGCCGCCAGCGCAGCCGGTAGCGGACAGCGAGCCGGTGATTGTTGTTGGCGATGATGGAGGGGATGCGCTTTCTTATCGCCGCCTTATCCAGTCCTTTGAGCCTGGCACTAAGCTCTATCGCCACGCGCAGCCAGCGCCGGCAGTGCCTGGTAAATGGATTCCGGTAAGCGAGCGGATGCCTGAAAATGATGGGGCGTATCTTTGCTGGGATAATCGTTACGTAACTACCTACGCATTCATATTTGGTGCTTGGCAGGCAAACCAATTCGTTGCCAAGAATATAACCCACTGGATGCCATTGCCAAATCCGCCTAAGGAGTAACTCATGAATTTCTTACCAGTTGTTGGTTGGGAAGGTATTTACCAGGTTAATGAGTGCGGAGATGTCATTAGTCTGCCAAGAGTGATTTTGAGGAGGGATGGAACTAAGCAGCGCTTTAATGGCGGACCGTTAAAACAATTTCTTAATACCAATGGATATTGCGTTGTTAGGCTGAGTGATGCTTCAAATGGGAGGAGGGAAATTGCAAGGGTGCATAGACTAGTTGCAGAAGCATTTCTACCGAATCCTTATGGTAAGCCCGAGGTAAATCATATAGACGGAAATAAGGCCAACCCACACCTAATAAATCTTGAATGGGTCACGCCGCAGGAGAATAGAAAGCATGCGTGGGAAACAGGGCTGAGAAACAGGTCACATCTTCCGGCATATAAAGGGGAAATGCAGGCCAACTCAAAGCTAAACAACCAAAGCGTAAGTGAAATAAGGTTGCTAAGGGGGTTGGGCGCCTCTTTTGGGTCGCTAGCCAAAATGTTTAACGTGTCCAAAAGAACAATTAGGAGAGTGGTTAGTGGTGAGTCGTGGTCTCATGTATCACTGCCGGCAGCACCGCAGGAGGTGAAGAGTGAGTGACGTAAAAAGCAAAATCATGCAGGTGATGACTGATGCTGCTGCGCTGCAGGATGCGACACTGGGGAGCGGATACCCTTTCCGCATGGCTACCTGGAATATCCGATGCGCGATGGAGCGCAAATTCCCTGGGGTGGAATGGAGGAGCGCCGACCTCCGCAAAGAGCTTATTGAACTGGCGAGAGAGGGGCTGGTATCCAAATGTCCCCACGAGAGCCGCATTGGCCAGGCCGTCTGGCGCCTGGAGGTGAAGTGATGGCGTACATCTTCCTGATTTTCGTCATCAGCAGCCAATCATCGAATATGCAGGTGGTTCCCATGCAGAGTATGGAGCAGTGCAAAGCAGCCATTAAGGCGATGAAAGTTGCAGATGATAAGAGGTCCTGGGACGATATTTCACCACACGTAGATAATATTCAGTGCGTAGAGGTGAAAGGTGCCTAAATCCCCCGCAGAACGTAAAGCCGCTCTCGAAGAGCTGACCAAAGAGGACTGGAGGTTCAGGGAGTTCTTTCGGCTTGGCCACCTCCATTCAAACAACGGCAACATTAAGCTTGCTGCCAAGTGCTCATCTTCGATTAACAAGTGGAAGGCTATCACGCTAATTAATCACGACAGAGTGCTGCATGGTAGACCTGTGCTTTTCGGAAAGTCGGTGAATGACAATGGCTAAGACATCCGCAGAACGCAAAGCCGCGCAGCGCGCGCGGCAGTCCTCCGCAGGTGAGCGCAAAATTGAACTGGTGCTGGATGAGCAGGAGCAGGAGATGCTGGCCCGTAACTGCGCCGCCCGGCGCCCTGGTCGCGATCCCTATGAAATGGCCGAGTACATCGCGTTGCTTATCCGCCAGGATGACGCCCGGGTGCGCGGCCGGATTAACGCCATCAGCAAACGCCGCTGCGGAAAGTGCGGCGATCAACTGCCGGTGGCATCCTGCCCTTGCGCTGGTGACTCTCAGTGCTGGGCCACTCTTGGCTGGCACGAAACGAAACTTGCAGTGTGACATGTCACGACAGATTGACTAAATCCTCGCATGATTATACTGTTTAAATATACAGTATTTTTTATGTGAGGTCATCATGGGGTTTCCATCACCTGCCGCAGACTACGTTGAGCAAACGCTAACCGTTTCCCGCCTTTGTCAGTATGACGCCAGCTGTCGCGCCCTGGAGACTGCCGCCGGTTATGCCATCGTCGATGTCTGCCGCCGGCCAAAGCAGGGTGATCATGTCCTTATCGCATATGCCGGGAAAACTGAATTCGCTGTTGTCCGCGGGCAGGCGCTGATCACTGATGATGGTGAGGCGCTGGAAGGGGAAGCCCTGGACGATGTTGAAGTGCGGGGAGTCGTTACCTACCTGATAAACCGGGCCGGGTGGGTTAGTGATGATGATATTCCGATCATGTAACATCGCTGGTGGCATGGTATTATTACCTAAAAGGTAATTATTTTCGGGGTGTTTACCATGCCAAAGGATCCGAAGCGCAAATCAACTCAGTACAAACCGTTGACGGTGATGCAGGAAGCCTACGCCCAGGAGTATGTGAAATGCCCTGAAAATCAGACGCAGGCGGCCATCAATGCCGGGTTCTCCCCAAAGTCTGCCCACGTCAAAGCCAGCACGATGATGCGTGATGAGCGTATCCAGAAACGAATCGCTGAGCTCATGGAGGAGCGCAACAAGCGCCTGCGCGTCAGTGCCGATTACGTGCTGCTGCGCCTGGTGGAAATCGACCAGATGGATGTGCTGGATATCCTGAACGATGACGGCAGCCTGAAGCCTATCCGCGAGTGGCCGAAAATCTGGAGAACCACGCTGAGCGGGTTTGACCTGTCCTCAACCATCATGAGCATGGATGAGACCTCGATAGAGACCATCCTCAAGAAAATCAAATGGCCCGACAAGGTGAAAAACCTCGAGCTCATCGGTAAGCATGTCGACGTTAACGCGTTCAAAGAGCGCATGGAAGTTAACGTAAACGTTACCATTGCCGACCGCATGGCCGCCGCCAGGCGCCGCCTGAAAGAGCGCCAGGGTGGTGACCAGTGACAGACGCCGCTTTATCCCCGGAAGAACAGCTGATCGACGATATTGCCAGCTTCACGCATGACCCGCTGGGCTATGCGCTGTATGCGTTTCCGTGGGGCGAGGATGGCACAGAACTGGCGCACGCCTCCGGGCCTCGCCAGTGGCAGGCTGACGCATTCCGCGAGATAGGAGAGCACCTGCAGAATCCCGCGACACGTCACCAGCCGCTGATGATTTCCCGCGCATCCGGCCACGGCATCGGAAAATCTGCGTTCATCTCTATGCTGATTAACTGGGCCATGTCCACCTGCGAGGACTGCAAAGTGGTGGTGACCGCTAACACCGACAACCAACTGCGCACGAAGACCTGGCCGGAAATCATCAAATGGTCGAACCTGGCTATCACGAAAGAGTGGTTCACTTGCACCGCCACCGCGATGTACAGCAACGATCCGGGACACGACAAACGCTGGCGCGCCGATGCTATTCCCTGGTCTGAGCACAACACCGAGGCGTTTGCAGGCCTGCACAACGAGCGTAAGCGCATCGTTGTGGTGTTTGACGAGGCATCCAACATCGCAGATCTGGTCTGGGAGGTTGCCGAGGGCGCGCTGACGGACGAAGACACCGAAATTATCTGGGTGGCGTTCGGTAACCCGACGCGCAACACCGGGCGATTCCGTGAGTGCTTCCGCAAATACAAGCACCGCTGGAAGTGCGCGCAAATCGACAGCCGCACCGTCGAAGGCACCAACAAGCAGCAGTTGCAGAAATGGGTGGACGACTACGGCGAGGACAGCGACTTTGTGAAGGTCCGTGTGCGCGGGATCTTCCCTGATGCGTCAGAGCTGCAGTTCATCCCTACCGGGCTGACTGACGAGGCAATGAAGCGCGTTGTGACCGCTGCGCAGGTGGCGCACGCCCCGCGGATAATCGGCGTCGACCCGGCATATTCCGGCGTGGATGATGCAGTGATTTATCTCCGCCAGGGGCTGCACAGCAAAGTGCTCTGGACCGTCAACAAGACCACCGACGATCTGATCATGGCGAAGCGTATCGCTGACTTTGAGGACCAGTATCAGGCTGACGCGGTGTTTATCGACTTCGGCTACGGCACCGGGCTGAAGTCCATCGGTGACGGCTGGGGTCGTACCTGGCAGCTTGTGCCGTTCGGCGGCGCATCGGCAGACCCGCAGATGCTGAATAAGCGCGGCGAGATGTTCAACGCCTGTAAGACGTGGCTCAAGCTCGGCGGCGCGCTGGATGACCAGGAGACGGCGGACGACCTGTCCGCGGCAGAGTACAAGGTGAGGGTGGACGGTAAGATCGTCATGGAGCCGAAGGAAGATATCAAAGAGCGTTTGGGCCGGTCGCCGGGCAAGGGCGATGCGCTGCTTCTGACGTTCGCGTATCCAGTGACGAAGCGTTCAGATTTCCCTGCTGCTGGCGGCAAGCAGCCTAACGTGATCAGCGAGTACGACCCGTGGGCGTAAAAAAAGCCCGCGCGTAGGAGGGCTAGTGTGACATGTCACGATTTAATTAATTTACTGGAGTCGCCAGCCAGTCATCGGCAAATAAATCGGCCTGGGACGGAACCCAGCCAGGCTGCATCATGCCCTGTGCATTTTTCAGGTCTAGGTGTGGCGCAATAGTAAACTCGCCAGTAATACCGGCCTTTGCGTAATCACTGCCTGGTCGAGGCTCACTGACGGTGTATCCACCGGCCTTAATCACAAACTGGCATTTATTGTTCCATCCTTCGCGATAAATCTTCGCACCGGACTTAACTGCTTCTAGAGCTTCTCCAAATTTCATAGATTTCACCTTAAAAAAATGCCCGGACGAACCGGGCGAAACAGGGATGATGGAAAGTGCCGTCCTTGGCTGGGTGTCACAGGGTTTACAGCATGAAGTCATCGCAATGGCGTCCTGCTGTAAAAAGGTCGGTGGTCAGAAAGGGAATAACTGCCACCGCCAAACTTGCTCTGGAACTACGGGTATCACGGTCCTGAGGCGTGATTCTGGTGCAGCATGCAGGATTCGAACCTGCGACCAACCGCTTAGAAGGCGGTTGCTCTATCCTACTGAGCTAATGCCACAACGAAGAGAGCACTGATTACCACAGTGGACCACCCGGCGAGGGAGGCGTTGCTTCCGCCAATGCTCTCATCGTTGCATCCTCGTCTCTTCCGAGGTGTCACACCGTACCGCCACGATGGTGAGTCGCTGTCGTGCATGCAGGGCATGGCTTGCACATTCCGGCTACCCGCTGGGCCATGTACCAAGGAGCCCCCGGACCGCTATCGGCGCATGTGCCATACGCCGGATGCTTTCACACCTGTAAGCGCACTCCGCCATCTGAGTAACGACAAAGCCACCAATGGAAGGGAATGGGGTGCGCTTTCATGTTGTGTTTACCAAAAAGGTAATAATTTATCGTCAAAAGGTCAATACACTACGACAAATAAATCATATGTGGTTAAATTGGTAATAATTTAAACGCGTATGGAGCGCAGCAAAATGTGCATCAGCAAGCCGAAAGTGAGTTCTCCGCAGGTTCAGGCTGCGCCGCAGGTTTCCGATTCTGCTGTACAGAACGCCGCTGATAGTGATCGCCGCCGCCGTGCCGCAGCGGGCGGGCAGAAATCAACAATCCTGACGTCGAGCCAGGGTGTAACGCAGCCTTCTGGCGGCACTCAGGGTAAGACCCTGCTCGGGGCGTAATCCATGGCCGAACTCTCTCCGAAACAGCATTACCTCAAACACCTGGGGCAGCTCAAAAATGAGCGCACCAGTTTTGAGGAGCACTGGCGCGAACTGGCGGAATTTATCGATCCGCGCAGCACGCGTTTTCTCACGACGGAGAGAAACAACGGCAGCAAGCGTAATACCCGCATCGTTGACCCTACCGCCTCCAAAGCTGCCCGCACTCTGCAATCAGGAATGCTGTCAGGTATCACCAGCCCAACCCGCCCATGGTTTAAGCTGGCAACGCCGGATCCGGAGATGATGCAATATGGTCCGGTCAAACGCTGGCTTGATGTGGTCATGACCAGGATGAACGACGTCATGAACCGCTCTAACGTCTACCAGTCACTGCCGATTATCTACCGGCATCTGGGAGTTTTTGGTACCGCGGCTATGGCGGTTCTCGAAGACGACGAAGATGTGATTCGTACTCATCCTCTGCCGATCGGAAGTTACTACCTGTCAAACTCGCATCGCCTGTCAGTCGATACCACGTATCGCGTTTTCTCCATGACTGCCCGCCAGATTGTTATGCAGTTTGGCCTTGAAAACGTCAGTAACGCCGTGCGCGGCGCCTGGGATAACGCGAACTATGAAGCATGGTTCGATGTGGTCCATCTGACTGAGCCCAACATCGATCGCGTTAACGGCAAGCTGAACTCCCGCAATAAGGCATTCAAATCGGTTTATTTCGAGTTGTCCGGAGACGGTGACAAGCTCCTTCGTGAGGCTGGTTTTGATGAGCCGCCGATCCTTTCACCGCGCTGGGAGATTAACGGGGAAGACGTTTACGGGAGTAACTGCCCGGGAATGATGGCTCTCGGTACTGGTAAGGCGCTGCAGCTGGAGCAAATTCGCAAAGCTAACGCGATCGATAAGCTTGTTAACCCGCCAATGGTGGCCCCTGCAGGTCTTAAAAATAAGCTGATCAACCTTGCCCCTGGCGGCGTTACTTATGTCGATGAGGTTGATGCTACCAAGCTGGTACGTCCGGCGTATTCCGTTAGTCCGCAGCTCAATGACATGCTCGGCAGCATTGCTGATGACCGGCAGATGATTGAAGCCTGCTTCTTCTCTGACCTGTTTAACCTGTTCAGCACCATCAACACCAGGAGCATGCCAGTGGAAGCTGTGGCCGCAATGCAGGATGAGAAACTTCTGCAGCTTGGTCCAGTTCTTGAGCGACTTAATGATGAATTCCTTGATCCTTTCGTTGATCGCACATTCAACATCATGGCGCGCCGCAACCTCTTTCCTGAGCCTCCGGAAGAACTGCAGGGCACTCCTCTGAAAGTTGAATATGTCTCCATTTTGGCACAGGCCCAGAAATCCATAGGGATCAGCAGCGTTGAGCGCTTTGTTGGCTTTGTTGGGAATCTTGCAAAAGCCAATCCTGCTGCGCTCGACAAGCTCAATATCGACCAGACGATTGACGAGTACGGAAATATGCTCGGCGTGCCGGCCACGATCGTTAACTCCGATGATGAGGTGCAAGCTACGCGCGAACAGCGCGCTCAAATGGAGCAACAGCAGCAGATGATGGCTATGGCCCAGCAGGCTGGCGCAACCGCTAAGACCCTGAGCGATACCAACACCGCCGACCCTAGCCTGTTAAAAACTCTCTCTGATGCTGCTCAGCAGCCGGCGGTGACGCAATGACTGATTACCTGAGCGAAGAAGAGCGTGAAGAACTGGCAGTAGATGAGCTCAAAAGGCAGCAGTTACGGCGCGAGAACGAACTTAATGACCTGCGCCTCATCTGCGGTACAGAACACGGCCGCCGCTTCATCTGGCGCCTGATTGAGCAGGCTGGAGTGTGGCGTACGACTTATACCGGTGAGGCGCTCTCGGCAGCCTTCGCCGAAGGAAAACGTAACACGGGACTGAAAGTCTTTTCCGACGTGATGGAAGCGTGTCCCGATCAGTATCTGGCAATGGCCAAAGAGGCCAGCGAGGAATAGCGATGAATTTATTTGAGCGTCTGATGTATCGCCGACTGATGAGTGAAGCCGGAGAGGGCGGAGAAGGAGGCGGCGGTGCCGCTGGCCAAACAACTACGGCCACAACCTCTCAGGAGGGATCGGCTGAAGGTGATCAGTCAGGCGGCGACAACGACCAGCAGCAGCAGCAGGAAGGTACCAAATCTGAAGGCGATAACAAGCAGGAAGATAAAGACAAAAAACCAGGTCTACAGGCCCCCGAGAAATATGAACTCACGGCCCCAGAAGGTACGGAGCTGGACTCAAAAGCTGTTGAGCTGTTTGAGCCCGTGGCGCGCGAGCTTGGTCTTTCTAATGACCAGGCGCAGAAGCTGGCTGGACTGTGGCCCCAACTGCAGGAGCAAATGCAGAGCCGCCAGGCCGAGTCGTGGGGGCAGCAGGTTGAACAGTGGGCCGCTGACACGAAGGCTGACAAAGAAATCGGTGGCGACAAATTAACGGTATCCGTCGGACACGCGCAGAAGGCGCTGGATACCTTCGCATCGAAAGAGTTCCGCGAATTCCTTGACTCGACCGGCCTGGGTAACCACCCGGAAATGGTTCGGGCATTCGCAAAGGTAGGCAAGTTGATGAGTGAAGACAGTTTCGTCACTGGCCAGGGTAACGGATCGCCGAAAAACGATCTGGTCGAAGCGTTTTATCCAAGCAAAAAATAGTGAGGTGTAATCATGGCTTTAATTGGTCAGACGCTGCCTTCTCTTCTTGACGTGTACAGCCGTACCGACAAGAACGGGCGGATCGCTAAAATCGTCGAGCAACTGGCGAAAAGCAACGATGTCATTACCGATGCGATTTACGTGCCGTGTAACGACGGTTCCAAGCACAAAACCACCATCCGTGCCGGTATCCCCGAGCCGGTGTGGCGCCGTTACAACCAGGGCGTGCAGCCTACCAAAACCCAGACCGTTCCGGTGACTGACACTACCGGTATGCTGTACGACCTTGGCTTTGTTGACAAAGACCTGGCCGATCGCTCCGGTAATGCGGACTCGTTCCGCGTGTCCGAGAACATGGGCAAGCTGCAGGGCTTTAACAACAAGGTTTCCCGCTACACCTTCTACGGCAATACCGATGCTGAGCCGGAGGCGTTCATGGGCCTGGCTCCGCGCTTCAATACCCTGAGCACCTCCAAAGCGGCCAGCGCGGAGAACGTATTCAGCGCTGGGGGTGCAGGCTCCACCAATACCTCCATCTGGTTCATGTCCTGGGGTGAGAACACCGCGCACATGATCTACCCGGAAGGTATGGTCGCCGGGTTCCAGCATCAGGATCTGGGTAATGACCTGGTCAGCGATGCGAATGGCGGTCAGTTCCTGGCTTACCGTGATGAGTTCAAATGGCATCTCGGCCTGTCAGTTCGTGACTGGCGTTCGATCTCGCGCATCTGCAACATCGATGTCACCACGTTGACCAAAGATGCTGCAACCGGCGCCGACCTCATCAGCATGATGGTTGATGCGTACTACGCGCGTGATGTCGCAATGCTGGGCGATGGTAAAGAGGTCATCTACTGCAACAAGACCATCCATGCCTGGCTGCACAAGCAGGCTATGAATGCGAAAAACGTTAACCTGACGATCGACGAATATGCCGGTAAGAAAATCGTTTCTTTCCTGGGTATTCCGATCCGTCGCGCTGACGCCATCCTGAATACTGAATCAGCCGTAACGGCGTAAGGGGGGATCATGCTGCTCGACCAGCAAGCGCTTTTTTCCGCAGCTCAGGCCATTACGGCCACGGCTGCTTCGACCAACGTCATTGATACCGGCAGCAATAAAGATGTCGGTAAATATGGCGATATCCCGCTGCTTATCCAGGTAGTTGAAGGTTTCAACAACCTGACCAGCCTGACTGTGACGGTGCAAACCGATGACAACTCTGCATTCAGTTCCGCTGCGGACGTGCTGTCCATGACGATCCCTCTGGCGTCTCTGGTGCTGGGCTATAAGTCGCCGGTTATCACGTTGCCGATGAAGATGGAACGCTACATCCGTCTGAACTATACGGTGACTGGTACTGCGCCGACCACTGGCAAAGTCACTGCGGGTATCACCGGAGGCGTGCAAACCAATGCCTGAGTACAAAGTCGCTAAGCGGTCATTTATCAATGGCCGCCTGCATGAGCCGGGTGACATCGTTACCTACGATGGTGAGCCGGGAAGTAATCTGGTTTCCGTTGATGCCAGCCTGAGCGAAAAGGTTGTCCCGGTCAGTGCAGAAGAGTTAACCGAGCTTGATGATTTGCGCAAACAGTATGAAGAAATGTTCGGCGAAGCGCCGCATTTCAATACCAAAGCGGAAACTCTGAAGGCGAAGATCGCCGAAAGGCGGAAAGAACTCGGGGTGTAAGCCCTCATAACCAAAGGGGCGAAAGCCCCTTTTTAGTTGGTGGATGATATGGCATCAGTGATCAATATCTGTAATATCGCGCTGGCACGTATAGGCAACAGCCGGACGATTAATAGCCTCACCGAAAAGACCAAAGAGGCATATACCTGCAACCTGTTTTACGAGTCCATGCGCGACGCAGTTCTGGCAGACAACGACTGGAACTTTGCCATGTCGCGCGTTGTCCTGGCTGACCTTGGCGACCCTGTGCCGGGATGGTTGTTCCGGTATCAGTACCCGACCGACTGCGCACGCATAGCTGCCATATTACCGAAGTGGTTCACTGGGTCTCATATCGTTCTGCAGGATAAGCCTGTTTTTGAAGTTGGCAGCAATGAAGATGGCACTGGCCGCGTCATTCATACCAATGAGTCTCAGGCGGTACTGCTATACGTGAAAAGCATCACTGACCCGACGATGTTTGATGCCCTGTTCGCTGATGCGCTTTCGTGGCGTATGGCGGCAGAGATAGCCATGCCGATCGCGGCAAATGCCAGTCTCGGTCAGCAGGCAATGGCCAATTATCAGCAGGTGCTTACGGCGGCCATGCAACGCTCTCTGGATGAGGCACATGAACCGCAGCAGGCGATGTCTGACCTTGCCAGTGCGAGGATCTGCTGATGGCCTATTCACTGGTGCAACCGTCGCTTGCAGGCGGCGAGATATCGCCTTCTCTGTATGGTCGAATCGATCTTGAAAAATACCAGACGTCATTGCGCCGCTGCCGCAATTTCATCGTCCGGCAGTCAGGCGGCATTGAAAATCGTCCCGGCTTCCGGTTCCTGGGGAGCGCGAAATATGCAGACCGTTATTGCCGGTTAATACCTTTCCAGTTCAGCGTATCGCAAACCTATGCGCTCGAGCTCGGTGATCACTATTTCCGGGTCTGGTCTAACGGCGCGCTGGTTACTGACGGCGGCAGCCCTGTTGAAGTGGCTACCCCATGGCCGGTGAGCGTCATCTCTGAGCTGAAATTTACGCAGTCTGCCGATGTGATGACAGTGTGCCACAACGATTATCCGCCGCTTGAGATCCGCCGTTACGGAGAGGCTGACTGGCGCACCGCCGCAGTGACAACAACCAGCGGGCCATTCCAGGACCTGAACACAGACGACTCGGTAACTGTGTACGCCTCAGGCCGAACTGGATCTGTAACGTTGACTGCCAGCAGCCCGATTTTCAAAAACCAGCACGTGGGAAAGCTGTTCTACATGGAACAGAAAGCGGTAGATAGTGTTGGTCGGTGGGAAACCGATAAAGATATCGGGGTCGGTGACGAGTGCCGATATCAGGAGAACTTTTATCGCTGTGTTGACGGCGGTTCTAATGGCACCACCGGCACTGTTGCTCCGACCCATACAACGGGAGATTCCTGGGATGGCTGGGGTCTTGGTGGCCGTAACGGTGTGCTGTGGCGCTATCTGCATAGTGGTTTTGGCGTGTGCCGTATTACAGCCGTCGCCGGAGATGGACTAACTGCAACGGCCGACGTTGTTCCACGTCAGGATGGTGAGATCGAGCTGCCGGCGCAAGTGGTAGGTAGCACCTTCGCCACTTACAAATGGGCGCATTATGCCTGGAACGATACAGACGGCTACCCGGGTACAGTTACCTATTACCAGCAGAGGCTGATTTTCGGCGGCAGCCGGGCATTTCCTCAAACTATATGGTGTAGCCGTACCGGTGATTATCACAACTTCTATCGCAGCAACCCGAAGGTTGACGACGATGCGATAACCTATAACTACGCCGGTCGCCAGCTGAACAAAATCCTGCATCTTCTCGATGTCGGTCAGCTTATCGTGCTGACCAGCGGCGGAGAGTTCAAGGTGACAGGCGACAGCAACGGCAACCTGACGGGAACCGGTGGCTTTGCGATGTCCGGTCAGTCGTTCAACGGTAGCAGCGATCTGGCACCAATCAACGTTGGCAGCGTTGCACTGTACGTTCAGCAGAAAGGCTCCATCATCCGCGACCTGTTTTACTCATTCGACCAGGACAGCTATCAATCCAGTGATCTGACCCTCCTTGCCAGTCATCTGTTTAACGGTTACAGCATCAGGGATTGGGCCTTGTCTGTACAGCCGTTCAGCGTTGCATGGTGTGCGAGGAGTGATGGCATGCTTCTTGGGCTGACTTATCTCCGTGAGCAGCAGGTATATGCCTGGCATCCGCACCCGATGACTAATGGCTATGTCGAATCGATCTGCAGTATTAGTGAAGGGCAGGAAGATGCGGTCTATGCGCTTATTCGCCGTACGGTGAATGGATCGACAGTTCGTTATGTTGAGCGACTGAACACCAGGCAGTTTACAGAACAGCAGGATGCATTTTTCGTGGATTCTGGCCTGTCTTACAGCGGAGAAAACACCGACTCTTCACGCACATTGACGATCAGTTCCGCCGGTGGATGGACCTACCAGGATGAATTCACGCTAACGTGCAGCTCTGCAATCTTCTACTCATCGAGCACTGATTACGAGATCCATATTCCCTACACCGAAGGCGGTGTCAGCAAGTCGATGCGTTTGAGCATTTCTGGTGTTATCTCATCAACAGTGGCTACCGTATTAGCAAACCGTGATGTGCCGACAGCGCTGCGCAACACTGCGCAATCAACCTGGTCGATAGCACGTCGGACATTTGCGGGACTGTCTCACCTCGAGGGGCAGATGGTTAGCATTCTTGCCGACGGTAACGTTGAACCTCAGCAGGTTGTATCAGGCGGCGAAGTGACGATAGAAAACCACTCGTCAGTGGTGCATATCGGTTTGCCGGTAGCCGCGGTTATCGAAACGCTGGACGTGAACGTTGCAGGGCAGTCTACGCTACTGGATAAGACCAAACTCATCAATCAGCTTTGCGTAATGCTCAACAGCGGGCGCTCGGTTTGGGCCGGAACAGATGATGCTCACTTGCTGGAGTATACCCAGCGTGAGTGGGAATTCTACGACGACCCGGTAGGGCTAAAGACGGGTATCATCGATATGAACCTCGATGCAAACTGGGAGCGTAACGGGCGGGTTGTAATCAGCCATTCTGATCCGCTGCCGCTTGGCATTTTGGCCATTATACCGCGCGTAACGGTAGGAGGCTGAAATGCGAAAAGTTGAGATAGTCAGCGTTACTGACGAGCATATCAGCGCCATTCTCCCGCATGTCCGCCAGGCAGACCACGATGAGTTTATGGCTGCAGCCGGTATGACTCCGGCGGAAGTCATCACTCGCGCCATGAAAAGCGCTTCGGTAGCCGCTGCAGGGATGATTAACGGCCAGGTGGTAACCATCTTCGGTATATCTCCTGCATCGATCATCACCGGGCGCGGTATTCCGTGGCTTGTAAGCACCGACCACATTGAGCATCAGCCGCTGACATTCCTCCGCCACTGCCGACCGATTCTTCGTGACATGTCACGCGGATATCGCGTGCTTGAAAATTACGTCGATGCGCGTAACCACGCAGCAAAATCCTGGCTTCACTGGATGGGGTTCACCCTGGCAGATCCTGAGCCATACGGATTAAAGGGCATGCCATTTCACCACTTTACGAAGGAGATCGACCATGTGTGATGTCGGTACCGCAGCGCTGGCAGTTTCCGCCGTCTCTGGCGGTCTCAGCGCTTACAGCCAGATCCAGACAGGCCGCGCTAACGCCGCGCTGGCGAACGCTAACGCCGACGCTCAGGAGCAGGCCGCCCGCGACACTATCAATACAGCTAATGACCAGGCATACCAGCAGCGGCAGCAGGCCAGGCGGGTTGCCGGTCAACAGACCACCGCTCTGGCGGCTAACGGCGCCGACCTGACTAGCGGTAACGCATTGGACCTGACAACTGAAACCATGCAGCAGGGGACGCTTGACGCACTGACCACCATCAACAATGGCCAGCGACAGGCCGCCGGGCTGCAGTTCCAGGCTGATACCAGCCGCGCTCAGGGGAAAATTGATAAGCAGTCCGGAATGCTTGGCGCAGGTTCAACACTGCTCAACTCCACGCTGACCGGTCTTAATGCATACAAGACGCTGGGCGGTACCTGGAAGCCGCTTTCCGCTAAGTAAAAGGAGCTGACTATGCCAACCGTTCCGCAATATCAACGCCAGAGCCAGACGCAGGCCGCCCCGGTTATGACCACAAATTTGCGCGTGCCGGAGAACCCTCTGGTTCAGGGCATTCAGCAAGCAGCCGGCACCGCCGTAAACATGATGGCTGATGCAAAGCGCAAGGCTGATGTCGCGCTTAGCCAGGATGCTCTGCTGCAGTTTAATCAGTTCGGTGATGACCAGTTCAACAATCCTGACAATGGTCTGATAACGAAGCAGGGAAAGGCTGCGCTCGGGCAAAGCGATGTCGTCATGCAGAACATGCAGCAGAAAGCTCAGGACTTGCTGGGTACCGTGCCGGATGGCGAGGCCCGTCAGCAGTTATCTTTTCAATTGCAGCAGTCGATGCAGTCATTTCACAACCAGGCCCGCCGGTATGAGGTTGGCCAGTTCCAGCAGTTTCAGGATCAGGCGTTTACTTCTGGGAACTCCCTGGCCGTAACTCAGTCCACCGGTCTTTATAACGATAACCAGGCCTTCGTGGGTCTTGCCAAACAGCGTTTTGATGCTATTGATCAGTATGCTGATGCTCATGGCATGCCTGATGAATGGCGCGTGCAGCAGAAAACGCAGCTGAAGGAGCAGATGGGGCAATCGGCCTGGGTCGGAAACATTGCTCAAAAATACAGCGAATTACTTCAAACAAACGGCGAACCAGGAGATCTTGATGGTGTTGGCCGCGTTGTGGCTCACGGTAACTCTGGCGCAGCCAGGGGCCTGAGGAATAACAACCCCGGTAATATTGAAGCAGGTTCCAACCCCTGGGAGGGGCAGACGGGGAGTGATGGCCGTTTTGCTACTTTTGCGACGCCCGAGCATGGGATCCGCGCGCTGGGTAAAAACCTGCTGTCGTACCAGCGCCAGGGATACGACACCGTGAGCGAGATCGTTAATCGTTGGGCGCCGGCCAGCGATGGCAATAACACCGATGCTTATATCAAGGCGCTGTGCAGCGCTCTTGGTGTGGGAGCTAATGACCCGCTTGATGTGTCCAACCCTAAAACCCTTGCAGCTTTGTGTGCCGGTATTGTTAAGCATGAAAATGGCAGTGTTCCATATAGTGCTGACCAGCTTGAAACTGGCGTGTCGGCTGCGCTCGGGTTAACTAACCTTGATTCACCAAAGCGCTATACGGGAAATGCCGCTTTTGATGCTATGAGCCCTCAAATGCAAATGCAGGCATTGAGGCAGGCTAACGAGCTTAATAACCAGTACCGTCAGCAGTATGCTGAACAACTTAGCTCTGTAGTGAAGGATGCATATTCAGCTCTTGATGAGGGGCTTAGACCGGCTCAATTACCTTCTGAGGCTGATTTTATCCGGGCTAATGGCCCTCGCGTTGGGGCGTTGAAATGGCAAGATATGCAGGCGCAGATACAATATGGCGGCGTAATTGGTGCAGCTAAGGACCTTACCCCTGAAGGACGACAGGACATCCTTGAGCGACTTCGCCCTCAGGATCCAAATGCTCCTGGCTTTGCAGCTAACCAGCAACGATGGGAGAAAATGCAGAGCAAATTTAAGCAAATGGATACAGAGTGGCAGGCACAACAGGGGCGCAACCGCTTAGTTTCATCCTTGCAAAATAACTTCCCCTTAGATCCTAACGACAAAAATAACCAGGCAGCCGTGGACCATTACTTTGCTCAGGATATTGCGCCTTCGTTTTCGATATCTGATCCGCAGAGCATCAATGCGCTGGCCACCGTCACAACTAAAAGCGGCATGATACCAACGCAGGTCAAAACTATGCTTAACAGCGGAGCAACCTCAAGAGATCCTGCACTGGTTGTTCCTATGGCAAAATTCTACGGCCAGTTATTCGATAATAACCCGGCGGCCGCGGCAACCCTTGATAAGGGAACGATGGCATTTTATGGGAAGGTTTACGATTATTCCCGCGCTGGAGTTCCGGAGGATAAGGCTGTGGACATGGCATATAGCCAGGTATTCCAGCAGGATGACCGGATGAAACAGATGCTTTCCACTGCCATGCGAGACAAAAAATATGTCGCCGCACGGACAACTGCTGCACAAAACAACGCTAGAAGCCTGACCTCATTTGGTTCTTGGTCTCCAGACATTACCGATCCAGGCAAATCAAATGCGGCCTATCAACGTGATTACCAGACAATTTACGATGCAAACTTTGCACAGACTGGGGGCGATGCAGACCAGGCTGAGAAAATGACCAACGCCATGATCAGAACCACATGGGGAGTTTCTACTATTAATGGTAGTGCAGAGGTTATGAAATATGCCCCAGAAGCGCTTTATGGGGTAAACAGTGGATCCGGTAACTGGATAGAAGGCCAATGGTATCAGGAGAAAAACGAGCTTAAAGCTAAAGCTTTTGGTGGTGCTCGTAGTGATACTGATTTGGTTATCGTTCCTGATGGTGTCACGCCAAGAGATAAAAGCTATGCGGTCATGGTGAGACAGAAAAATCAGGACGGTTACGATGATGTCCGTCCGTATTATGGTGAGAATGGGCTTCCCGTTCGCTTCAAACCAGATCAGCAGACATCTCCGATGTACAGGCAAACCATGCAGTTCCAGCAGCAACGAGTCGATGAGGCTAGAGTGAAGCGAGAAGGAAATCCATTACCGCAGTTCAGTAACAATGAAGGCTATACGCCGCCAGATCTGACTAAGCCTTTTGGCTATGGTTCAGCCAATAACCTTCCTAGCAACATTTACGCAGGGGGCAAATAATGCCGACGTATGAACAGGATCCGAAAGAGTTGCTTGGCGAGGACATTCAGCAGATAGCCGCGCCAGATGAAAACGATTTCTATATGGAAACGCCTTCTTTACTTTCCGCCGTAAACCCATTTACCAGCGATCAGCGCGTGCAGAAATCCAGGCAAGCGGCTTTCCGCATAGATAACTCCCTGGGTAGCTTCATTGCCAGTGCTCCATTTAGTCAGTTTGATCGCGTTGATGGCTATAACCCGTTTGATAATGATGCCGCAGATATTAAAGGCTATGAGGACTTTGCTGATTCATTTATCAACGCCGGATCGCCAGAGGAAACTCTTGCTATTAAGCACCGCATAGATCAGCAGAAGGCGGACAGGGAATATCTATCCGAGGTCGGAGGCGCAGGAACGATTTCAAGTCTGGCAATGGGAATGATTGATCCAGTTAACGTCGCTGCGATGTTCATTCCTGCTGGAGCCGTGGCCCGCGGCGGGAGCATCGCAGAAACAGCAGGGCGCTTTGCCTTAGCTAACGCTGCAGGCGGAGTTGCGTCAGAAGCATCATTGCAGGCGACGCAGGAAACAAGATCGGCGATGGAGAGTATTTCAAACGTTGCGGTTGATGCTCTTGTCGGCGGTATTCTTGGCGCTGGCGCACAGGTTCTTGCAGGGCCCGCTCAGCGCTCCGCTGTTGCTAATGCCATTGGTGAGAATTTGCGTGGCATGGACTCTCCGCAGAGCATTGGCGCCGCGCAGGTGTTCAATACGACGCTAGATCAGGAGCAACTAGCTGGGCTTGGTCTCGCAAATAAAACTCTCAGCGTCACGCCTGCTGGCCGGCTGGCTCAGTCTCCATCACTGGTTTCCCGACAGATAAACCAGCAACTGGCTGAGAATAACTATTTCTTTGCCAAAAATGACGAAGGCCTAGCTACATTTACGGCAGCAGAAACAAAGATTAAGCAATACGATGCCATGCTCTATAAGCAGATGGAAACCACCCGAGACGCTTATCAGCAGTACAGCAAGTCCGTCAGCGCCAGCGGTGCGAAGAGGATGAACTTTGTAGATTTCAATGAGGCTGTGGGCATGGCTATGCGCCGCGGCGATCAGAGTGATATTCCTGAAGTGGCGCAGGCGGCCGCCAGTATTCGACCTATTTTCGAGAGCACAAAAGCCCGTATGCAGGAGCTTGGGATCCTTCCGGAAGATGTCGATGTTGTGACGGCACAAAGCTATCTTCCACGTATTTATAAATTCGATAAGATACTTTCAGACCGCACTGAATTCAGGGGGAGGATAGCCAACTGGATACAGGGTATTAGTGCTAAAGGAGCTGATAAAGCCGGGCAGAGAATTGAAAAGATAAATGCAGGTCTGAAAAATGCGGAGGAATCAGCGCCGCGCGCTGAGGCCCTGGCGAGTGATATCGCCGAAGCCGAGAAATGGTCCGGGAAAAAAATCCTACTCATGGAAGAGCTGGATAAACGCAATAAGCTCATATCTCAGGAAGCTGACACACAGGCGCGCCTTACCAGAATAGAAACACAATTGGCTAATACTTCATCAGAAAGACTTCAGGCCAGAATGATGAAAGAAAGCTCTGATCTTAAAACACGGCTTGATGATATAGCTCAGGCTAAAGAAGAACTTCCGGTCTATCAGCGCCATATGGAGTTGCTGGATAACCCACGGAAATACCGTTCTGAGCTTCGCCGACTGCAAAAACGGGCAAATTCAACCACAAGGCTTAATGCAAGCCGCGAGCGGGCTCTAAAGCAGATGGAACCTCTTTCCCGAGAGGAAGCAGAGGACGCTGCTGACGAGATCGTGAATAAAATAATCGGCGCACCTTCCGGACTTGTTCCTGCCGATATTATCCCAGAAAGACTCGTTGGCCGGGCTGGTTTCACCAAAAACCGAACTCTGCTTATTCCCGATGAACGTATAGAGGATTTCCTGGAGTCAGACGTCAATCACATCATGGAAAGCTACCTCAGGCAGGTGGCTCCGGAAATCGAACTGACAGCGCAGTTCGGCCGTAAAGACATGGGGGATCAGATTCGCCAGGTTAGCGAAGAATATACGCGGCTGATCAAAGAGGCAAAAACGCCTAAACAACGTGCAGCGCTTGAAAAACAACGTGAAGCAGATATCAGGGATATAACTGCAATGCGCGACCGCCTTCTAGGCACCTACGGCGCCCCGCAGGATCCTCGCAGTTTCTTCGTTCGGGCCGGGCGGGTTGCAAGGAATGTTAACTTCCTTCGCCTGCTTGGCGGCATGACCGTCGCCGCGGCCACCGATCTGATGCGGCCGATGATGCAGCATGGTCTGCGTAAATCTCTCGGTCCTATGGCCAGCATGCTAAGGAACATGGATGCCGTAAAGATCGCCACAAAAGACCTGCGCGAAATGTCTGTTGGCCTGGAGTACGTTCTTTCAACGCGAACCAAAGCTATTGCCGACCTGACCGATCCCTACAGCCGGCGCACTGCATTCGAGCGCGGTCTTAACTGGATGACGCAAAAGTTTGGGAACTGGACATTGATGAACCAGTGGAACAGCGTGCTTAAATCGTGGTCAGGAATGATTGTGCAGTCGAGGATACTTGATGCGGCTCGGCAGATATCCAGCGGCGGCGAGATAGCCAAAACCGAATTACGCAAGATGGCGCAGGTTGGTATCAATGAGGATATGCTGCGGCGCATCGGTGAGCAGTTCGGTAAGCACGGCGAGGATATGGATGGACTTCTAACCGGCCACAGCCACTTGTGGGACGATCGTCACGTTAGGGAGATATTCCAGGCCGCGGTGCTGAAGGATGTCGATTCGGTGATTGTAACCCCTGGCGTGGGCGATACGCCGCTGTTCTTCAGTAAAGAGGGGTGGAAACTGATCACCCAGTTCAAAACGTTTATCTTTGCTCAGCATAATCGCGTGCTGGTATCTGGTATTCAGCAGGGGGATGCGTCATTCTATCTGGGCGCTCTGGGTACTGTCGCACTCGGGTCTATGGTCTATATGATGAAGCAAAAGCTTAGCGGCCGCGATATCGACTACAGCTGGAATAACCTTGTGAAAGAGGGGATTGACCGTGGCGGTATGATTGGCTGGTTGTCTGAGCCACTGAATACCATTGAGAACGTTAGCGGCGGTCGGTTTGGTCTTGGCGCGATGTTTGGTGCTCCGCCGGTATCCAGATTCCAAAGCCGCAATGCCATTGGTGCTATGCTGGGTCCGACATTCGATCTCGGTGGTGATGCTGCAACGGTGGCTCATGGGGTACTGAATGGGGAATTTGACAGCCAGCAAACCCACGCGGTCCGTAAAATGCTACCATTTCAGAACCTGTGGGCGATATCACCGTTACTAAACAAAGTTGAAGAGCAGATGAAATAGAATGAGAATACTACTTAATATCACATTATTGGCTTCCTTTGTTTTCCCTTTAGCATCAAAGGCTAGTACAACAGACCCTATCATTATTCAGCCTAAAAATGGTGAAACACTAGAAGATAGTGATAGATACACAAAGCAGTATTTCCTTTGTGTTAAAGAAAATGCAATTCGCTATACTAAAACTGGCGAGAGTGCAGAGGCTATAGCAAAGGCTGCTGTATCAGCATGTGAAAATTTAATAGCAAAATCAACATCATCAAATATTTATTGGTTAAACTCTTCTAAATTAGCTCAGCAAGAAATGATAGAAAAGTTAAGGCAGTATGGGGAAAATGTTGGCATTAAATACGCAATGGATGAGAAGTTAAAGCAAGCAAAATAGGCCGCTTTCGCGGCCTTAATTATCACTGACCACCGGGGCGGGAGTCAGCAGAACGTCCGCCACAGCGTGAGCCGTCAGCTGCGGTGTCATCAGGATGCTGGCAGTTACCAGCGAAAGCCTGTGCGGAAGAACCCAGAGACAACAGAACAAACAGCACTGCTAATGCTTTTTTCATTTTCACTTACCATGTGTAGACCACTTAACGTGGCTTTATGATTGTAGCGCTGTGCTCAGATTTCATCCATCAAAAAGCCCGCTATGCGGGCTATTAAAAATACTTATCTAAACCAGCGTCTTTCAATATGTTATTTGCTGTATGTTTCGATTTCACAGTAAACGGAACAGAAAAATTTCTTGATGACAATGGACTATACCATATCTCATGACTGCCTTTTCCTTGCCTTACAAAATAACATTTTGCAGACTTAAGGATATCAACGAGCTTGGGGTATAGTCCTGTTCCCATACACTACAGTGCCATTCTGTCAGTGAAGTTCTGTTCCTGAATGAAGGATAAATGCAGCCGTTTGAGGTTGCCTTTGTATCCGTTCATTTCATATAGCTCAGGAGCTATCTCCCACACTCTTTCGGTAAGATCTTCGTAAGAGTCAGCTTCGGTGGAGAGCCCAAGATCTTCACAGTATGCCACCCATACATTCTCTTCAGTATCGTGACACACATTTACTTTGAAAAGGCTCGAGAATTTCAACACATCATCAGTTCTCATGGTCGCCTCCTGTTTTACCTTATTGGTAATACTAAGCCACTCATGCAATCCGTCAAGAATTATTTTAAAGGCGCTTCCCTGCGCCAGCAGCCTCAGTAACCTCAGTAACCCTTGGCCTTAGCCATCACGTACTGAGCATGCGTCTCTATATCGCGCAGTACGGCGCCGATACCAACAATGTAGCTGAGCATGGCCGTGACCTCTGCGGCGGCGCCGGACACATCATGCCCGTCAGCATCGAGTTCGCGGAGCAGTTTCATCACCATTGAGCTTTTCGCAAGTTCACGCAGGCCATCAGGTGAATGGATGTGATCCTGATAGCGCCGGTTAAGAGGGAAGATGTAGTGCTTCTGCTCGACCTGCAATGCATCCATGATCGCCGGCAACATGCTGCTGGTCATCTCCTGCGCCAGCATGCGGGCTTTATCAGCCTGGGAGAGTTCTTCCCGAACGTAGCGGCCAGTCTTGCGGATCTGCGGCAGTACCTCGCTGGTTACCCATTTGCGGAAGCGGTAGGGGATGGTGCCCGGCGTCACCGCATCGCGGCAGCGGAGGATAAGGGTGTAGAGGCCAGACTCGGAGATGATGAGGGTATTGGGGTTCCCGCGTTTTCCGTCGGTTAAAGCGACGGTATTCTTTTCGTCATCGTCGAGCTTCAGAAGAGCATCACGGTTGTTGGCTATGCCAAGAGCATGACATACGTCGAGCGCGATAAACCACGGAGCGCCATCAATGATAATGGCACGAATATCAGCCTGCGATTCGAACGAAAAAACGGAAGTATTTTTTGTGGAGGTCATAGCGATCACCTTTGTAGTCAGGTTAATCACCACTGCGACGCCAATCGCGGGTGGTGAACTGTGCAGGGTTGGCGTAACCGGCTACAAAGGAACCCGGCGCGGATTTCTCCGCCCCCACACAGCCCACCATAATTCGTGTGAGTCCATGCTTAACGCATAAAAAAACCGCTTGCGCGGTATCTGCGCCTTTGTAGTGTTCGGGACGCCAATCCCGGCACCGGATTTTGCCGATGCCCGATCACTATGGCACAAGGGAAATGGGTTGTAAATTTACCATTTTGGTAATCTTATTTTGTTTATCAGGTAAAATCAATCTCTTTATGAGTTGTTTTGCGATTTTTTTTATTTGCATATAGAACAATCCTAAACATAGTTCTAGTATATTTTTCATGGGTATTAATGTTTACCCATGTTATTCAAACTAATAAAGTCACATAAACTATTTTTTATTACTACACATACTATGGGTGATTAAATGGAAAATCATGTTTTAATGTTTCCTGATATGTTTATTAACGCAGATAATAATAGCATACATATATCTCAATCAAATTTAAATTACAGGAAGCTTTTAATAAATGCTCTTTACTGGGATAAAATTATTACCACAAACAACAATCTAATTAATATTTCTAATGAAGAAACTCCAGGCGTTCCAGAACTTAAAATGGAAGGGTTATTTACTGAGGTAATGTTGCCTATTAATGGTGGTGGTGCTTTAGCTACGATTTTATATGATTCAAATATGAAATTTATGATGGATTCACTTGCGCGCAAAGATATAAATTTTATTGCTAGTGAGGCTGACAAAGTATTGATTAAGAATAGCAATGAGGTTGCTCCGGATAGTGGTGAGTTATTTACCTTGATAAATGCAATTCCAGAGCCTGATGAAAGTGTAAACATCCATGATATATTGGAGTTCAGGCTTAAAAGAAATGGGGAACTAAAAAACCTCATGAATAAAATCAATGAACTTAACAACAGGGTATTAAATTCTCAAAACAGGGACTTAGAACTTAAGGTGGCAATAAATGAGATAGATAAAGCTTGCGCAGATGTTATTAGGTTGTATAGTGAAAGCCGTATTAAATTTAACTTATCAGAAGTTAAATTTAACTTCAATATACCTGAGATAGTTACGAATGCAGGTGCAGCGTATTTTGGAGCCAAGTCAATAGGTCTTCCAGAAACAGGTGCTATTTTAGCTTCAGCAACCTACGGATTTAGTACTTTTGTAAACTTTTCTTCTGCCATGTCATTAAGAAGAATAGATAAATCAAACCCATTTAATTATGTTGGACAAATGAGTGTAAAACTTAATTAAATTTTATTGTTATGGATGGGAGCACATTTATAGTGGCAATGCATATTAGGCCCCATCCTATCCCGATCTGATATGTAACAATTGCAACTATTATCATTTTTATAGTGGAAGTTAAACGCTTAGACTCTTTTTTTAAAAACACATTCATTTTACCACCGTTTATTAGCAACTCGTCTTCATATAACTATAGCATGTAGACGAGTAGCTTATAACTTACTTTAAATGTTGTCTAATCTGCATTGTGCAGAAGTCAAGGTGTGTTTGCAGCTCCCGCATCGACAGCTGTGAGCTTGTCACATAGTTAACCAGTGCCACCAGTTCCGCCGCTGCACCGCTGACATCGTGGCCGTCTCGCTCCATCTCCCTGAGCAACTCCATCAGCTGTGATTTTACAACCAGGGATCTGACCCCTTCCGGGGTGTGAATACGATCCGCAAAACCTTCGTCGACAGGATACTGGTACCGCTCTGGCATTAGGATTACTCCGATAAATACTGTATATATATACATATATCAAAAGGTAACAGGGTTTTCCAGAAGGTTTTTATTTACCTTAATGGTAATGTTTTTGCTCGTTTTGATCTGTTTTATTCATATATGGTTTGATGGGTAATAGAATGCTTCTATGCACGCGCGCCAGCGCTGACCACTGGAGCAGACTATGACAGTTTCAACGCAGGTAAGCCGTAACGAGTACACCGGGAACGGCGCCACAACCCAATACGATTTTACGTTCCGCATTCTTGATAAAAGCCACCTGCTGGTGCAGACCCTGGATACCTCCGAAAACATCGTGACGCTAACACTCGGTACCGACTACACGGTTACCGGCGTGAACCGTTACAACGGGGGGAAGGTGGTTCTGACATCAGCGCTGCCAGCAGGATACAAAATCTCTATCGAGCGCAGCACGCCGGTTACGCAGGAAGCCAGCATCAGGAACCAGGGGGGCTTCTTTCCTGAGATCCACGAAGATGCTTTCGATAAGCTGACTATGCTGGTGCAGCAGGCATATGGATGGTGGTCTGGTCTATCTCTCAGGAAGCCATCATGGCTCGCGAACTATTACGACGCGCTAAACAACCGCATTCGTAACCTGCGTGACCCGTCACAGGCGCAGGATGCGGCCACGAAGAATTATGTTGATAGGCAGATCGTTGACAACACCAATGCTTGGAAAGCTGGTGATGCCATTCTTGATCAGAAAATTGACTCAAACTTTAAAAGAACCCTGAGAACTCCAGACCCATATGTTGACCAGTTACCGAGCCTTGAACAATTAAATGGTAAAATACTTGCTTTCATCAATAAAAAGCCTGTAGGTATATTGCCTGAATCAGGATCTGCATCAGATGTATTAATAGATCTTGGAACTCTCGGCCCTGGTTATGGTGTTGACTTGGTTGCAGGCGCGAGGAGATATTTCAAGGTTACTGACTATTCTGGTGGCACACCAAACTCGAAAGTTGGCAGAAACAGCGACGGTACGCTGACTATCATTAAAGGAACTAATAATACAAACGCGATAAAATCAGCGATTGCTGATGCTCAGGCTTGTAACGGAGTCGTGTATCTACCCGCTCCAGAAAATGGTAACGCATATCTTTTTGATGATACTTTATTTCCAGCTGTTACATCCGGGTCTTTGTGGCGTGGCGCGTCTCTTCAGGGGGACGGTAAAACTGCAACAAAACTAATTTTTGATGGAGGAGACAAGCCCGCGGTACATGTCAAAGGTACATCCGGATGGCCTACAAACATATTCCTTCAAGGAATGTCACTGTACTCTGCCAATGATTTTGTAGGGGAAGGTTGGAAGCTGCAGGGCATTACCGGTATCCGATTATCTGATTTTGCCGCTTATCGATTCGGTGAAGGCGGATTATCATTCTCAAACGGTTCAGCAACAGGTATTTTTACTGAATTTAATATCATTGAAGATGGCTGGTTAGAGAACAACAAGACGAATAAAAAATTCAGGAAAGATGGTGGTGATGGTTCGTTCCATGGCATCACTTTACGCAATGTTATCAGTAATAACCTGCCAGGTCAGACGGGTCTTGATGTTGGGGCTGGGTGTGTAATTTATAATGCAGACTGGAATCAGGTTACGTTCTTTGGTGCGGCTGGCGTCCAGTGGATACTTAATAACGGATCAAGGAACGGTTTTGAAACATTATATTTTGAGGGTGATGGAACCGTTACTAATAACGCGAGCTGGAGCACTGCTGGTTACTGGCGCATACAAAACGGAACTGGTGTAATTACTGACACGTCAACTATCCCCTTTTTCAACGACGGTTATATTACCCCAACAAGTCCTTCAGATGCCAACTTTTCTGCCGCTGGATTTACTTCGGTAGAATCTCTGAAACCGCTTACTAATAATCAGGCGTACCGGGGATTGATGCGGCTTCGTGGGAACAATGCCGAGGCGCTTGCTGTAACTGGTTATGATTCAGGCTCTTTTGAGAGTCAGGGTCTGGCCATTGTATCTCAATCATCTGGTGATGGCATAAAGGATATTATCCTGCGCCAGTTAATTCATTTGACTGGTATTACATCATTCAGGCCGGAGTACAGATTAAATTACGTTGGAGGAGCCACACAGTTAAGCATTAACTCCAGCGGCCGTCACACCGGGGTTATGGGCAGGAGAACTACAGGGACTATCTCCGCAAGCGCTTCTCAACAAACCATAACAACGGACCTGGCACTTCCCATAACGAACCAGACTTTTATGCTTTCACTCCATCTGTATAGCGCTGATGGGGCACATAGGCATGTTGCAACCTATGTTGGGGCTGCAGTAACAGGTTCTACAGCATCGACAGCATTGATGATAACTAGTCATTCAGACGCTGCGATCGCGTTCCCGTCAGCATCGTTCGTAATTCTTGATGGTGGCATTCTGAGGTTTGCGGTAACAACAAGTGTTGATATTTCATATGAAATTAAAGCGCTTGGTGTCGGAACTTATTAAAAGAGAGGTTGGCCATGAAGTTTTATGCTACTAAGAAATATATGACAAAATCAGGAATAGAATTAGTTAATGCTTTTATTTTATTTAAAAATAGCTCCATCTTTTCACATACAATAGACGTGGACGAATCATCTGTCGATGAGATAAATATTGAATTTTCTTTTAGTGTATATGCATCTGAAGATGCATATAAGAACAATAATGAAGCTATTGAGTCATTTACGATGATTAAAAAATATGATGAAAGCAAAAGTTTAGAACAATGTATTGTTCAATGCATTGATAGTATCTGAGAAAATGGTGAAGTATTACCATTTATCCATAAATGGTTTATTGTGTATGATGAACTTACCTAACTAAGGAGGTTCATCATGCATAGTAAACGGTGGTCATCATGTCTGCATCGCTAACCGCTGATACCATAAATCAGGGACTTAGCTACGGTGCGCTGGCGGCAGTCATCGCCGGCGTACCTCCTGAAGTGGCGCTGGGATCGCTGGCCGGGGCGGTAATTTTTGTTACCTCAGCTGTTGAGTATCCGGTCAAGCGCCGCGTTCTCCTGGCGCTACTTAGCTTTCTCTGCGGCCTTCTCTTCTACAAACCCACAGCATCAATCCTTATCGGCGTTGCCAGCATGATCCCCACCATCACACAGGACTCGTTCGAGCGGGGTGTTGTCTACTCCGCCGGCGCGTTCGTTGCGGCAATTGTCGCGGTGCGGGTCGGGATATGGCTGTATCACCGCTCTGACAATCCGCGCGATTTAATCCCGGGAGGAAAAGACGATGACAGGCCATGATCTGCTGCTTATCGCTAATGCAATCATCTGCGGCGGGATAGCGCTGCGGGTGATGTTCTTCCAGCGCAACGGATCGCGCCACCGCCGCTGGGGCGGGTGGATCGCCTATTTCCTCATCGTGGCTGCGGCCAGTATCCCGCTGCGTACCGCGTACTCATACCTGTACCACTTCCCCATGACCGCAGATCTTTCTGAGGTCGTTATCAATGCTGTGATGTTCGCCGCGGTGCTGAAGACGCGCGGCAACGTCGTGCAAATCTTCAAGATATCGAGGTCGCAACATGGACATTAACGAGTTTCAGAAAGCTGCCGGCGTTAGCCTGGCGCTGGCCACACGCTGGCATCCGCACATCGTGGCGGCCATGAAAGAGTTTGGCATCATCAAGCCGCTGGATCAGGCTATGTTTATTGCCCAGGCCGGGCATGAAAGCACTGGCTTTACCCAGCTCGTTGAGAGCTTCAATTACAGCGTGGCGGGGCTGGCTGGTTTCGTCCGTTCCGGGCGACTGACGCAGGGCCAGGCTAATTCCCTCGGGCGCCGGCAGGGTGAACCATCGTTGCCACTGGAGAGGCAGCGGGCCATTGCCAATCTGGTGTACAGCAAACGCATGGGGAATAACGGGCCGACCGACGGCTGGTTTTACCGCGGGCGCGGGCTTATCCAGATCACCGGGCTGAACAACTATCGCGACTGCGGCAACGGCCTGAAGGTGGATCTGGTTAAGCAGCCGGAACTGCTGGCGCAGGACGAGTATGCAGCGCGGAGCGCGGCGTGGTTCTTCGCTACCAAAGGATGCATGAAGTACACCGGTGACCTGATGCGCGTCACGCAGATCATCAACGGCGGACAGAATGGCATCGACGATCGCCGTATGCGTTACCTGTCGGCCAGGAAGGTGCTGGCATCATGATCACGGCATTCGTGAAAGCATACTGGAAACAGTTGCTTATCGTGTCGATGCTTGCTGCTCTGGTGGCAGGCGGCGTTGTAGCCTGGAATATTCACGGTGACAGACAGTACGACGCCGGGTATGCGCAGGCGAAGGCAGACCGCAAAGCGGAAGATGATAAAGCCCGTCAACATGACGAACAGGAGAAAGCAACCAATGAACGTGAAGCGCAGCAGAGGATCGACCAGGCGCGCAATGATGCTCTTGATGCTGCCGCTCGCGCTGGCCGGCTGCAGCAGCAGCTCGTTGCCATCCGTGAGCAGCTCAGGCAGTATAACGCCACTGTCGGCGCTGGGTCGTCAGCCGCAGACACCGGAGTTTTGCTTGCCGACGTGCTCGAAAAATCTCTCGAACGAAACCGGCAACTGGCAGAATACGCTGACCGGGCAGTTGAAGCCGGAAGGGTCTGCGAAAGACAGTACGATGAACTAACCAGGTAGCATGGTATTTTTCATGGTACTGTTTCCCGGTGACGGTATATAAAACGGTATGCAGAATTTATCGTTTCATAAACTTGTTTTCAGTCAATTGGTTACGAGCACTGTAAATAATTGAGTGGGAATAATCCCCGGCGTTAGCTGAATGAAACGAAACCCTCTGTGTTTACAGAGGGTTTTTTTATAGCTGCTACATTAAGATCTCCCACCTGACGGCAAGCGCTAATCGCGCATATATTGATGCATCTGGGCCGCCGTCAGATCCCACTGGCTTCCTTCAAACGGGGGCATATAGCTGCCATCATCTTCGCCAATCTCAG